CCCACCAGCAGCAAGACCCGACCAGTTTAAGTACGATCGGCCTCGAAGCGTATAAAGAAATGACGCGTCAGTAAAGTAACCACAAATGGAGAGTGTCCAAAAGCTCACGCACATCGAGCACGTTCTCAAAAGGCCGGACAGTTACGTCGGCCCCGTCGATTCGACAACCGAATCGTATTGGGTCTTAGACGGAACATGTTTCAAGAAGAAAACCTTGAAATACAGCCCCGCCCTTTTGAAAATCTTCGATGAGATACTGGTCAACGCCATCGACCGAAACTCGCTCCACCCTAAGGCTGTGACCTCCATCGGCGTGTCCATCGACAAAGAAGCTGGATCCGTGACGATCGAGAATAACGGCCCCCTCGGTGGAATTTCCGTCAAAATGCACGAGAAAGAAGGTGTTTGGAACCCCGAACTTGTTTTCGGCCACCTTCTCACGAGTACCAACTACGACGACAGTCATAAGCGGTTAGTAGGAGGAAGAAATGGTTTTGGAGCCAAATTAGCGAACATCTATTCATCCCAATTTTCCATAGTTGTCAAGGACAGTGAAACGCATCAGACGTACAAACAGGGATGGACCGAGAACATGACCGCGTGCGGCAAACCCAAAATCACCAAACACGCAGCCGCCACGTCATCGGTTTCGGTCACGTTCAAACCCGATTGGAGACGTTTCGGTGGTATGACGGGAATGACCGATGCGATCTATAAGATTTTCGAGAAACGGGTTTGGGATGCGAACATATGTACCACCTCCAACTGTAAGGTGCGATTGAACGGCGAACCGCTTCCTAAGACTTCCTTCGAGGCGTACGCCAAGATGCACGAAGGTGTGAAAGAGGTCGCTTCCGTGACGACGGATCGTTGGTCGGTGTGTATCGGCCCGTCCGAAGATGGCATGGAACAGGTTTCGTTTGTGAACGGGATTTGTACCACTAAGGGTGGGACCCACGTGGACCACGTGACCTCCCTCGTCGCCTCGGGCATCATCGAGGATATGGCCAAGAAGATAAAGCTCAAGCCGCAACAGGTGAAGAACGCGTTCACGGTGTTCATCAAAGCCACGCTGGAGAACCCTACCTTTTCCTCCCAAGTCAAGAGCGAGTGTACCCTAAAGGCTCCAGATTTCGGGTCCAAATTCGAACCCCCGAAGACGTTCGTGAAGAACGCGCTCAAAACCGGTATTGCCGAGGAATTGACCGCCCTTTCCAAATTCAAGGAGATGAAACTTCTCGCGAAGACGGACGGTGGAGCTCGCAAATCGAAAATCACCGGTATCCCCAAACTGGATGACGCCAACAAGGCCGGTACTTCTCAGTCATCGAAATGTACCCTGATCGTGACGGAAGGCGATTCGGCGAAGACACTCGCCGTCGCGGGTCTCTCGGTCGTCGGTCGCGATCATTACGGCGTGTTTCCGCTTCGTGGTAAATGTAAGAACGTGCGAGATTCCTCCGTGGCACAACTCACGTCTAACCAAGAATTCAATGATCTCAAGAAAATCCTTGGTCTCCAGCAAGGCAAGGAGTATAAGGACCTCACCGAGCTTCGGTACGGTCGACTCATGATCATGACCGACGCCGACGCCGACGGCTCGCATATCAAAGGATTAATTCTCAACATGATCCATTATTTCTGGCCTTCCCTCTTACAGATGAATTTCGTGGTGAGCATGGTCACGCCGATCATCAAGGCGACCAAAGGATCCGAGACCCATTCGTTCTACACGGATTCGGCGTTCCGATCCTGGTACGGTAACGGCAAAGCCGCGTGGAAGATCAAATACTACAAGGGTCTCGGTACTTCAACCTCCACAGAAGCTCGCGAATATTTCAAGAAGATCCAAGATCTTACGGTGAGATTCGATGTGGATACCATGACTGACGAATCAATCGTTCTCGCCTTCGACAAGAAGAAAGCGGATGCGCGCAAAACATGGCTCCTCGAATCTACGGCCAAAGACTCCAAGGAGCTTGAAGTTCCTTACGGCCACGTCAAACAGTTGAACATAACGGATTTCGTGCACAAGGACCTCGTGAACTTTTCACTCGCGGACCTGAAACGCTCCATCGCCTCTGTCGCCGACGGCCTCAAACCTTCGCAGCGTAAGGTGATGTACTCGTGTTTTCAAAGAAATCTTACTGCAGAGATGAAGGTGGCACAACTCGCCGCCTACGTGGCAGAAAAGAGTGCCTATCACCACGGTGAAGTTTCCCTCGCAGATACAATTGTGAAGCTAGCCAATGACTACACGGGCTCCAACAACATCAACCTTCTCGAACCATGTGGTCAATTCGGTACACGGCTCATGGGTGGAAAGGATGCTAGCCAGACGAGGTACATTTTTACGCGATTGACCCCCGAAGCGAGAAAGTTGTTTGATTCGAGGGACGATGCGGTGCTCACCTACCTCGACGACGACGGTCGAAGCATCGAACCCGAACATTACATGCCGGTCATCCCCATGGTCCTCGTCAACGGCACCGAAGGTATCGGGACGGGGTTTTCGTGTTATGTACCCCCCTTCAATCCAGAAGATATCAAGGCCAACATCCTAAACTTCACAAACGGTCGCGACCTGAAGAAAATGAAACCATGGTTCCGAGGTTTCGAAGGTCGCGTTCTCGAACAGGACGATGATTCGTGGATGACCCAAGGCACATGGCAGGTGATCGGGACGACGGTTAAGGTAACCGAGTTACCCCCGGGCCGATGGACCCAAGATTACAAAGAACACTTGGACAGCCTTGTTGAAAAGAAGACCATCACCGGTTTCACCAACAACAGTACCACAGAAGACGTGGACTTTCTTATCCAGGGGTACACTGGTAAAGATCTCGTCAAGGATCTCAAGCTACAGAAGGTCATCAGGTGCTCCAACATGCACCTCTTCCACCCCACCAAAGGAATTTGTAAGTACGACACCCCCGAACAGATTCTGGGCGATTTCATCGAGCTTCGTATGGACCATTACAAAAAGCGGAAGCGACACCTCATCGAGAGCACGAAGGATCGGTGCGAGGTCTGTTCACACCGCGCGCGATTCGTCAAGATGGTCATCGACGGTGACCTTCGAGTTTTTAAGAGGAAACGTAACGACCTCGAAGGTGAGATGAGCGGCCTGTTTCCCAAGGTTGATCGTTCCTTCGATTACCTCCTGAACACGAGGACTGTTGACTACACGGAGGAGCGTGTGAAAGCCCTCTTCGATGAATGGAACAAACTCAGGGAGGAACTTTGTCTCCTGGAAGCTACCGGGTACTTCGATATGTGGGAGAACGACTTAAAAAATGTAGGCAATAGTTAGTTAAGCATGGGAAGCGAAGCCGCTCGTCTTTCCTTGAAGGCATTTGGAAAGCAGGATACCTACCTGCTCTCGAAAGACCCAGAGCAAACCTTTTTTAATTACCAGAAGATCAAACAACACTCGGAGTTTCGAAAGTTCCATCACAGTAAACATGTGTTGAACCCCGGGCAAATAGTCGGGTGGCCCTTCTCTCAAACCGTCAAGGTGGAGTTCGATCCGAAAAGCATGGGCGATCTCTTGACCAACCTCTACCTCAAAATTGAGCTCCCCGCGAAGGAAACGGCGAACGTCAACTACACGACCCCTCTCGGTCGCGGTTTTTTGAAGTCCGTCGCCATGTACGTGGACGATATAAAGGTAGAGGAGATCACGGATGATTGGCAGATGATCCACGAATCCCTGTACTTGGACCCGCAATCCAAGAAGGGTAACCTTGTTCTTCTTAACATGAGCGAGAGTGTCACGCCCGGGATTAAGCTGAGCGACGCGACGATGGCACCCTCGAACCGGTTCATCGTTCCCCTCCCGTTCTTTTTTTGCAGGAAATACGGCAAGACTGAAATGCGCGAGGAGGTCGAGGATCGTCAGTACTTCCCACTGTGCGCTATCCACAAACAGAAAATCCAATTCGAACTCACGTTCCACCCCCAGACGTGGTGGCAGGGCGCGGAGAACGCTCACACACCGGCCACGATCTCGGTGAGTAATTTTCAGCTCATCACCGAACAGATCAAACTCAGCGACGAGGAACGGCTCTACCTCGTGGACGCCAACCACGAAATCCTCGTCAACGTGGTGAAGAAGCACACGTCGTTCATCACCACACCCGAATCCGATACGACGTTTAAGGTGAACCTCGAACCGAAATCCAAGGTCAAAACCTTCCATTGGTTTTTCCGCGATAAGCTCTACACCACCCAGACCCAATCTTCACACCGCTACGTGACGCACGTTCGAAGCAGGGCTCCCCTCTTCCAGTGGAACGGCGGCGTGCTACAGTCGCCCACAATGGAGACGAGGAACACGCCCATCATGAAAAAGGCTCGCTTCTTTCTCAACGGTGAGAGTTTTCCCAACACTCTGATGGAGAGTCATGAACATTACAAATATGCCGTGCCGTATAAATTCGGTTTAGGTGTTACGGATGATCAGACCAACATTTACACGCAGAGTTTCGCGTTGCACCCTCTCCTGGAACAGTCGACGGGAACCTTGGATTTCGCAAACTTGAACGCGGATAGGACCCTGATCGAGTTCGAGATCAATAAACTCTTACCCAATGCCGGTCAAGGCGAGGAGGGCGCCCCCGGCCTAGACCAACCGTTCTCGGGTGAGTTTGAACTTCACATGTATTACCTGGAGATGCAGAAGCTGGATTTTTCGAGAGGGTTCATGACTTTCGCGGGCACACCACCCCCGATCGTAGTGACGACGCCCGTCGAACCCGAACCCATTGAACCGACCGATGTGGGCGTGCAGGCATATTAAAAAAAAGGTGACACTATAGTAGATGTACCTCTGCGCCAAAGGTGTTCAGGATGCGTGGGTCACGAGGTGTCCGGACTACTCGCATTTCATATACAGTTTTCGGCGGCACACACCTTTCGGTATAGATTTCACCGACATACCGTTCACGGGTGCGTCCGATTTCGGAGAGATCATCACCGCCAGGGTACCGAGCAATAAGAGCGACATGCTCAATTCCGTATCTTTGACGGTGACGTTCAGGAGCGACTACGATGCGATGAGAATGGTCGGTAACCCGTTGACGAAACTCGTCGAGTACGCCCAGTTGCTCATAGGTGAGCAGGTCATCGATACCATCACCGGGGAATACATGTACCTCAGAAACAAGCTGGACACGTCCGATCAACACGCCGCCATGAAAAATTATAGGGGTGGGGAAGGCATGACGACGACATCCTATTACCCGAGGAAGTTCTCTATCGAATTACCTTTCTACTTCACGAGGTCCAATAAGAATGCCATACCCCTGTGCAAACTGACGAAGCAACAGGTCTCCGTCCGGGTCAAGTTGACGGACAGGGATACGTACTTTGCATCCAGATCGGTCAATTCCGGCCTTCCGCCTATCGACGACGCGAGCGAAAAATTTATCGACCAGATCTTTTTGACGAGCGAACACGTGTATCTGAGCGAGCTCGAGCGTAAAGCCTTTGAAAACCAACACATGGAGTACCTCATCACCCAGGTCCAGGTGCACGAGACGCGCATGCCGGCCGGATACAACAAGAAAGCCTTCCTTCTGGATTTCCGACACCCCGTGAAAGAACTCATGTTCCTCGGCGAAGGAGCGACGACCCAGGGAAGTCAATACAACAACTACACGTTCAGACAGATCAAGACAGCGGAGCTGTGTCTGAACAACGTCATATTCTTCAGGGAGAACGGACACTTCCTCTCCGTCGTTCAGCCGTTTAAGAATCACGTCAACACACCGGACGTGGGCGAATCCATGTTCGGCACGTACTCGTTCGCGCTCGACCCCGAGGCCAACACCCCGACGGGTCACCTCAACATGTCGAGGATCATTCATCAGAAATTCACAGTGGAGTTCAACGAACAGGATAGCTACGTTCCGGAGGATAATACCCCGGCGACCCGTTCGCACGCAGCCTCCGAAACGCGCATCCGCGTGTACGCTCTGAACTATAACATCCTGTCGTTCGATTCTGGGTTAGCAGGCCTTAAATTTTATTAATATCCTATAGTAGTTATGGCGGGATCTATCCAGCTCGAGTCCAGGGGTCTTTTGGACCTATACACGACCTCGAATCCCGACTTTACATTTTTCAAAGAACACTTCAGGAAGAACTCCCAGTTTTCTTTGCAATTCATCGACGTCAAACCGACGAAACAGTTCGAATACGGCGAGACCCACAGGTTCACGATCCTGCGCGACCACTGCGACGTCCTTCGAAGCGTGAGCCTCAGGTTCACGCTGCCGGACATAGTGCTCGCGGCGGGCGTGGACGCGGAGAAAGATTACGTCTACGGCGAAGCCTCTAATTTCGTGGAATACATCAGATTGTACGTGGGCGACACGGTCCTTCAGCACATCACGACCGAGTACCTCGACCTCTACGCCGAGCTCGAGTACCCCACCACCAAGCAGGTATCTCTTTTTGATCTCTGTAAGAGGGACGTGGACACGGTTTTCAACCCCACCACCGTGAAGAGTCGCATCTCCCGAACGCGCCCGTACCCCCGCCAGGTCGGCGGCGACGTGTGCATCGAGATCCCGTTCTATTTTCATGACCACCCCGAGCTGGCCTTCCCCGTGTGCGCCCTCGCTCCGGAGACGGAGATTTACGTGGAGGTGAAGTTCAGGGACGTGGAGGAGTGTATATGCGTAAGTAGACATCAAATCCCAGGGTTCCAAGGTTCGGTCGGTGCCGACGCCGCCGATCTGGTTACGTTTAAACCGTTCGATTTAAAATTATCCACCGAGTGTGTCTTTCTCGACCCGGTGGAGAAGATTAAGGTTCAAAACAGTGCATTCGAATTCCCCGTCACACAAATTCAATACGACGACGTTTTGGTAGCAAAGGAGGAGACTGAATTCAAAAAGCGGTTACACTTCACCAACCTCGTGCAAGAACTGTACTTTTTCGTGATGTACACCGAGAACAACGCCTTCGGTGGTACGTTTAACTATAACGGAACACCTGTCGACGGCGCCGACCAACCCGTGGACCCTTCACTGAGAAACGAACACATAAACTACGTCACGCTCACGCTGGACGGTGAAGAGATTTTGGACGAGCACACCGGTTCACCGCATTTCCTGCGAATCATTCAGCCGAGGCTCCACCACCGTAACACACCGATCACGAGGCGATTTCACTCTTACAGTTTCGCCTTGTACCCCAACGATAACAGCACCGCTTCCGGGCACGTCAACTTTTCCGTCGTCAAAGAACCCATACTTCGGGGTAATCTATTCACCAGTAAGCACGGGAGCCCCCCCGTGTACTACGAAAGGCGATTCCACGTCCTCGCCAAGACGATGAACTTCCTGCGGATCAGGAATGGACGGGTGTCGCAAGTTTTTGATTACATGGTCTGAGCAGGGTCTTGTGCTCTTGGATGAAGTCGAGGATCGAATTTTTTATCACCCACTTGATGAAGTTGAGCTGCGCGAGGGTCGTTTGAATCTCTTCGGAAGTCTCTGGGATTCGGTACGTGAACTTTTCGGCTCGACAGAAAGGGTCGAATAACTTTTTCGAGTAGCCGTCCAAACTGGACTTATAGGACGTGTGGACGGTGAACACCTTCCCGTCTTTCGTCTTGAACGAGGTGTTATTTTTCTTTGCGTAATTCGTGATGAACCACTCGAGGTTCCGCAGAGAAATTCCACCGCTCTTGTTTAGGATGGTGAGTAGTTTATTCCTGTTGTTCTGGTCCGCGTAGAATTGGTTGATACTGGATAGTAGAATGCTTGACTTTTTCATTATTGATTAAATAGTAATGCGTTCAAACCTCTAAGCCCCTCTCGACTACGTTCGCACGCGGGACACCCCGGAACGTTCCACTGACCCGGGCCGTGATTGTGCTGATTCGCGTCCGTCAGTCGTCTGGATTGTATTTCTTCACCTTGGTTTTCGTGGAACTTACAGTACCCGTTGTGCGCAGCCCTGAACGAACACCTGCCCCTGGACCCATCCCTTTTCGTCTTGTGTCCCCTACACCGCTGCTCTTCGCTCAGGCCCGGGATATCGTGTAACAGTATATCCAACGGAATTTGGTACTTCTTGGAGACGTTCTCGAGTGTCTGTGTGAGTTTCGTCTGGACCTCCTCCTCCACGAACTCGGCGACGAGCTCGTTGAGTCCGTACGACGGGAGGTGGTCGACGAGGATTTGGTTCACCAGCTTGGTGATCTTTGGCTCCATCTCACGTACTTCTATTTTGTGCGAATCTTTTAAATAGGTCGTCGATGGAGTTCTGTTTGGGGTCCCTCTGTTTGGGTGGTGGGCCCAGCATGTCGCCGAATATATCCTGTCGCACGTTCTCAAACAAGGGGTCGAGGAGATCGCACACCGGGTTGAGGAACTTGTTGACGAAGTAATAACGGTAATCGACCGGTATGTTGTGCTCCTCGACGTATTTGGGGTCCTCCGACTTTTCGAACGCTTTCGCGCGATGGTCGCCGGTGCACGTCAGGAGATAGGGAACCCTGTCCCCACTCTGCGGCTCGCTGCCGGGTTTTCGTTCTCGCATCTTCATCATGACTTGGACGTGGGCCTGGTTGATGAGTGCACAGTCCGCCCCCTTGATGCTGACGGATTCACCTTTGACTTTGTAAGTGTCCGAAAGGCTCTGACTCAGGATCAACTTTTCGTGAGCCACATCACCCGCGAGGAGCTCGGAGGCGCGTTTACGGGCGAGTTCTTTCGGCGGGCCCGTGTCGGGTGCATCGAGGACGACGTCCAGGAGTTCTTTGCACACCTCGCGCATGTGCGGCGTGTTATCCCTTCGAACCAATTGTAAGCCCTTGACGTCGATATAATCCATATGCATCTGATCATCTTTTCCCTTGGTCCACAGTTTCGCCGCGTACCGCTTTTTAGAATAGAGAAAGTACGGGTGGTAGACCTTCTCGAGTTCCAGATTGTTCGGCTTTTTGAAGAGCGCGGAACACTCATCCGCGGCGCGCTCGCCCAATTCCCAGCTGTATTCGATCGCCTCTTTCCCTTTGCGACCTTGAACATCGAATTCCACCATCACTGAATCCGTGTCGCCGTACCTGACCTTCGCCCCAGGGAAATTGGCCTCGACGTAGGTCTTAGTCTCCTCAATCATACCTCGGCCCCTGCACGTCGTCGTCGAAGCGATCGGGACACACGGTAAAATTCCTTTCCCAGCGCCGGTGAACCCGTAGATGGAGTTCATCGATACCTTATACGCCAGTTGTTTGCCGTTGTACACCTCTTTCATGCCACCGGTCGCGGCCGCCATGTCCCTCTTGGCCTTCTTCCTGAACTGTTTGAGTTCCGACAGGATACTCGGTAAAAGTGAAGGAATGTTCTGCGCGAACGTATACGTCCGAGAACCGACGGTGAAGGTCTCGTACGTCACACCCGGGACGTTCCCGTACTTGGCGTCGTCCATGACCAACGTCGAGTAACACAGGTTATGCGCCATCATGATCGAAGGATACAGCGCCTCGAAATCGAGCGCCGTGATCGGTGTGTAGTACGCCCCTTTCTGCGCCTCGAGCACGGTCGCACCCTCGTACGGTTCCTCGGGGATCGAGCCGTGTTTGATCGTCGGGACCATGTACCCGAGCTCCCTCGCCTTCTTACACAGTTGGGAAAACACCTTGATCTGCTGCCCGCGCTCCACAAGGAAGGTCAGGGGGACCCAGGTCGCCTTCGCCATCTCGAGTAAGTTCAGGAGCGTGCACAGTTTCTTCATGAGCTTGTGCGGGAGGAGGGTATCCTTGATGCAGTACTCGGCGACCTCACCGAGCTTCGCGGCGTTCCCCTCGACGAAGCGCGCGAACATCTCTTTTGCCGGCATGTCGATCTTCTGATCGCCCAGGTACAATTTCGACACGTTGTTCAGGGAATACGAATCCAGCTTGTACCCTTTCTTCACCTCATGAAAGAGATCGAAGATGAACCGCCCGGACATGGGCAGTAACTGTAAAAAATTATCCCCGAGGGCGCTCGAACTCAGTTTCTTCTGCACGAGGTTGGATTGCGTATCCTTCAGCTTTCCCAGTTGCGAAAACTCCCATCCGCAATTGTTCCTCGCGGCTCTCTTGTGTAAGTACGCCAGGTCGAACCCGAAGATGTTCCACCCTGTCATGATATCCACGTCGTGTCGCTGGACGTAGTTCTTGAACGCCAGGAGAAGTTCTCGCTCGGTCTTGAAACTCGTGACGTCCTCGCCGGAGGTTTCCTTGTAGCACAGGCAAGTCTTTTCGTAGGGTTCGTCGGATCCGAACGTACACAGCGAAATGCCGATCTGAAAGCACGCGTCCCCTGGTACACCGGCGTCCGGGAATTTACCCGTCGAACTGTGACACTCGATATCGAACGAGGCGACCACGAACGGCGCGATATCGTCTCGGTCCACCGGTTTCAGTTGTTTCCAATCGTTGCACCACAGGTCGATGTCCACGTTCGCTAATCTTGACTGGGCACATTCGGAACCCGTGTCAAGCCACCCGGTCGACTGGATCCCGGTCCTGTGCATCAGGCGAAGCACCGGATCGAGGTTCGCCTCGTAGACTCGGTACCTCTCAAACTCAGGGGTATAGGAGAATACACTGTTGACTCGCCGCCTCGCTCCCATATTGGTGAAGGTCAGGTGCATGAAGAAGAACTCTTCGTTGTTCTGGAAACCCCAGACGTCCTTCTGTTTGGTGAGTGAGTATCCCGTCAGGCAGTCCTTTGTCTTTTTCATCGTACATAGCTTATCGTACAGCAACTCCACCTCGGGAAGCTTCGTACCCAGCGGCAGCTTCACGAAGAAGTACGGGTTAAACGCGGTCGTGACACACGCGGACTTGCCGTCCTCGGTTTTGCCGAAGATGCTGATGAGGTGCTGGTCATCGGCATCCCGGGCTTCCCAGGTCAGGGCTTGGAAGACCACCATACTTACCAAGATCTGTCGCCATTTTTTTAATATCATATATTAATAACAACATGTCTGCTGCTTTAATTGAT